GTCCGGTTCCGTCCCTGCTATCGCCACGATCCTCGGCATGTCCACCGTCATAGGCACCCTGTGGCGCAACATCAACTGCAGGGCCCCCGGCTGCCCCCGCCTCGGGCACTACCACGACAGCCGCGGCGTGAAGTACTGCTGGAGGCATCACCCGGACCATGACGGGCAGAAGCCGACCCTGGAGATGCTGCACCGGCTCCACTTCGAGCACCGGGACCGGGCGGCATGACCCATCACCGCCGCGCCCTGGCCGTCATCGCCGCCGCCGTCGTCCTCGACGCCGCTCTCGGCGTCCTGTTCTCCGCAGCGGAACGCATCCCGGTCGCCCACGGCCTGTACTGCGGACTGGCGAACGCGGTAACCGTCGGCTGCGACGTCGCCCCCCGCACCGTAGCCGGGTACGTCATCAGCGCGATCGAATGCGCCCTGATCGTGCCCCTGTTCGCGGCCACTTTTTCCCTCTTCACCTCGGGGCTGACGGCGGGGCACGTCGCGGCCAGCGAAGACCGGATCAAACGGCACGTCAACGGGGCTCTCCGTCACCACCTCGGCCCCATGCGAGATACCCCATGACCGGACGAACCCTGTGACCGCGCGAACCCCGAGGGGCGGCAACGGGCGTTTCACCCGCACCGCCGAATCCCGCAGGCACGACTACCGGGCCGCGGAACTGCGCGGGCAGGGCTACAGCTTCCAGCGCATTGCCGACGAGCTCGGGTTCGCCTCCAAGGGCCACGCCCATGACGCCGTGATGCGCGCCTACGCCGACATCCCGACCGAGGGAGCCGAGCACGCGCGCCAGCTTGACCTCGAGCGCATCGACCGGCTCATCGAGCAGGCATGGGTGGTGATGCTCACCCCGCACCTGGCTGTGTCCAACGGCAAGGTGGTCCGCCGCTTCGCCGGCATTGAGCGGGACGACGACGGTATCGAGCGCCTGGACATGGACGGCAAGCCGATCCCCGTCTTCGAGGACGTGCTCGATGACGGGCCGAAACTCGCGGCGATCCGGGAGATCCGCGGCCTGCTCGAGCGGCGCGCGAAGATCACCGGCTACGAGGCGCCCGCCAAGTCCCGCGTCGAGATCATCACGGCCGACATGATCGAGTCGCAGATCGCCGAGCTTGAATCCCAGTTGGCCCGCAATGACCCTGCAGATACAAGCCCCGCCTGACCGTCTCCGCTACCTGCTGGAACTCCAGCGCAAAGCGGCGCGGATCAAGCGCGGGGTCGCCCGGTACTACGACGATCCGGTCGGCTTCGCGTACGACTGCATCAACTGGGGTGACGGCGACGGCCTGACGTTCTACCAGGAGGAAATCCTGGGCGCGCTGCCCGAGCGGAAACGTGAAGCGGTGCGAGGCCCCCACGGGCTAGGCAAGTCGGCCGAATCCGCTATCGCGGTCCTCTGGTTCGCCCTGACCCGCGACGCGGCAGGGGTGGACTGGAAGGTCGTCACGACCGCCGGCTCATGGCATCAGCTGACCTCGTACACGTGGCCGGAGATCCACAAGTGGGCCGGGAAGCTCCGCTGGGACAAGGTACGGGACGGGCGCCCGTTCTCGCGGGCCCACGAGCTGCAGAACATCAACCTCAAGCTCTCGCACGGCGCCGCGTTCGCCGCTGCGTCCGCGAACTCGGCGCTTATCGAAGGCGCGCACGCCGATTCCCTGATGTTCGTGTATGACGAGGCGAAAGCGATCCCGGCTGGGACGTTCGACGCGTGCGAGGGCGCGTTCTCCGGCGCCGGCGAGGGCGGAACGGAGGCGTTCGCGCTGGCGCTGTCCACCCCCGGCCAGCCGCAGGGCCGGTTCTACGACATCTGCAAGCACAAGCCCGGCTACGAGGACTGGCACCCCGTCCACGTAACCCTGGACGACGCCATGACCGCCGGGCGCGTCACCCAGGAGTGGGCCGACCAGCGGGCCCGGCAGTGGGGCACCGAGTCGGCGATCTACCAGAACCGCGTCCTCGGCGAGTTCTACGCCAGCGACGAGGACTCGGTGATCCCGCTGTCGTGGGCGGAAGCCGCGGTGGCCCGCTGGCATGCCTGGGCTGACGCGGGACGGCCGGACCTGGGCGTCACCTACCTGCCCCGGACGGTCGGCGTGGACGTGGCCCGCACCGGCCAGGACCGCACCGTCCTCGCGATCCGCAACGGCTGCGTGATCACCGAGCTCCGCCGGTACGTCAGGGAAGACACGATGGCCACTACCGGCCGCACAAAGGCCGTCCTGGACGCCGACATCACCCGTACCGCCGTGGTCGACGTGATCGGTATCGGCGCGGGCGTCGTGGACCGGCTCCGAGAGCAGCACGCCAAGGTCGTCGCGTTCAACGCCTCCCGCGCATCCAAATCTCGCGACAGTACAAGAGAATTTGGCTTCGTCAATCGCCGGAGTGAGGCCTGGTGGACACTCAGGCAGGCACTCGACCCGTCCGGTAACCCGGATATCTGCCTGCCCGATGACGAGATGCTCCTCGGCGACCTGTCGGCACCTCAGTGGACGGTCACGTCCGGCGGGAGGATCCAGGTGGAGAGCAAGGACGACATCCGCAAGCGCCTCGGCCGGAGCACTGACGACGGCGACGCGGTAGTGCAAAGTTTCGTCCCGCACCTCGGCGAGCATACGGCGAACGCCCGCCCGTGGGCCGGCGCAGCCGAGCTTGAGGCTATCGGCCAGACGGAAGATGCGGCCATGCGCCGCCGCCGTGCGGTACCGGGCAGCCCGCTTACCCCGCCGGACGCGCCGTGGGACGTGAGCGGCTTCGAGCCGCAGGAGGATGACCGGGAGCCAGCTACGGGACGGCGGGGAAACCTGCGGGCGTGGCGGTAGGGCTCACGACCAGTTATCCGCCCTGCAGAACCACAGAGCGATCACCCCGAGCGGCCCGGTGAGCAGCCCCATGAACACCCCGTCGACCGCGTGACGGGTCTGGTGGCCGATGAACCCTCCGGCGATGGCGCAGGCGATGAACAGGACGGCGATAGCGGCGAGCATGACCGGAGCGTATCGCGGGGATTCCTGACGCGCCACGGGCGCCGGGCGCGTCCCCGGCCTTCGCTATGTCTGCGGGTGGCTGGACGCTACAGTAGGGGAGGGTCCTGCTGCACGTGCATCAGCAATTGCAGGACTGTCGGCCCAGGCGCCCCCGCGCGCCGTGAGCAGCGGAGGGGAGGTGATGCAAGAAAGATGGCATCCGGTAACGCCAACGTGATCGCCTTCCCTGATCTCCCCCCGAGGGGCTCCCGCGGCTTCGGCGGCGGCAAGCGCGCCCTTATGGGACCTGAGATCGGGACTTTAGGACCCAATTCGATTACGGGCAGCGCTTGTTCGCCTATTATTGATTAAGGCGAGGGCGATGTCTTCGATTTAATTGAATACGGGGAATTTTCGGCGAGAGATTACAAAACCATGTTTTCCCGTAATGGCACTGCTAGCGCTCTTGAACTGGTGCTGACTCTGCCTATCCGGGAGGCTGACTTCACCATCGAGCCTGGTAAAGGGGATAAAGGCGAGCACGATTTCGTGCAGAGTGTCTTGATGACGCCCGACACGGAAGGTGGCATGCGCACGCCCATAACTGAACTGATCGGTCAGATAACTAGCGCGCAAATTTACCGGCGTGCCTTCTTCTTACCGTCGAGAAAACGTTTAAGACCAGGCCATCCGACAGTCGCGTAATTTACGACAAAATCGCCTACCGTCCTCCCGCGACCTGCCAAGCCCGGTACAACGACCGCACAGGGGAGCCCAACGGCTTCCGTCAGCAGGTGTGGCTGTTCGGCGGAAACCTGATGCTCGACCGCCGCCAGAAGGTCCCCGGCTATGTCGACATCCCGAAGGTGCGCAGCTACGTCTACACCCACGGCAAGCACCGGGAACCGCTGACTGGTGTCAGTGAGGTTGAAGTCGCCTTCTGGTGCCATTCGACACAGATGAAGCTCATGTTCCTCTGGATGCAGTTTTTGGAGAACATGGCCCTTCAGCGCCTCGTCGTCTACGGCAACGACCAGCCGGAGGCGACCGCCCGCGCTGATGACATCGCCCAGCTCCGCGGTTCCGGCGTCGTCGGCCTCGTCCACCCGATCGACGGCCAGAAGGCTTTCGAGCCGATCCCCGCCGCGCCCGATGCGGGCCAGTTCTTCCAGCAGGCGATGAGCTTCCTGTCCTCCTGGCAGATCAGCAGCGTCCTCGCCGGCTTCCTCGGCCTCGCATCGGCGTCAACCGGCGGCAAGGGCGCCTACTCGCTATCGCAGGATCAGAGCGACTTCTACCTCAAGTCCCGCCAGGCGGTCGCCAAGGAGATCGCCGAGTCCATGTCGTATGACGTGGTGCGTCCCCTGGTGATGCTGAACTTCGGCTCTGATGCCGCGTTCCCCCAGTGCAAGTTCGGGCCGCTCCAGGACGAGCAGGCCCAGGCGCTCCTGACCCTGTTCGGGCAAATGAGCGCCGCCCCCGTGCTTCACGTTCCCCTCGCGGTTTTCGACCTCATTACAGAGCGCATGGCCAGCATCCTGCAGCTCGACGTGGACCAGGTGCACACGGCGCTGGTGTCTACCGCCTCGCAGCGGGCCGAGCAGCTGGCCGCGAACCCGCCGCCCGGCATGCCCCCCGAGGCCGCCGCGGGACTGGGGCAGCTGCAGGGGCTGGCGCACGCGGGGACGGCTATCGCGCAGCAGGCAGCGGCGAGGCCGGGCGGGGCGCCTGGTTTGCGTCCGCCGCCGCCGAGGCTCCAGAATGCTCCCGCCGGGCCGCCGAAGCCTCCGGCGAATCCCCCTATGGCTGGAGGTGTGGCCCAGTGATCAGCGACGAATCTAACGTCTACGACGCCGTGATGCGGCTGATGGATCAGGTGCAGCAGGTGGACCGGAAGGTGTCCAGCCTGATGTCCGCGGCCGGTGTCGAGGCACCCGAGCCGCTTCCAGCCGATGAGGCCGCATGAGCGCCGAGAGCCGCGTGCTGGCGCTGAGATGGGCCCGGCAGGACATGGTGCCGTACGGGACGGCGCTCCCGCCGGAGCGCGCCGGCGACGTGACGGCCACCGCGCAGGTGTACTACCGCTGGCTTGAAGGCCCGGCCTTCCTGTTCCTGTCGGTCTCTCCGCTGACTTTCCCCCAAGACGCGCCGGACGGGCCGGGCGTCCCCACCGTAATGAAAGGAAACGCCATGGCTCAGATCACCGATGCCCAGCAGTACACCGCCTCGGTCGGCGAGGTCGACTCCAAGAACCAGCCGGTGACCGGCGACAACCTGGCATGGGTTATCGCCGACCCGACCGTCGCGTCGGTCACCCCGTCGGCGGACGGCTACTCTGCCGTCATCGCCGGGGTGGCGGACGGCACCACGACCTACACCGTGACCGACAGCACGGTCAGCCCGCCGCTGACCGGCACCGGGTCGGTCACCGTAGTGTCCGGGGCGGCCACGTCGCTGACGATCACCGAGGGCACCCCCGAGGACCAGCCGTCGGCCGCCCCGCCGGCGTCCTGACCTAGGCGCCGGGCAGGTCGCGGTGGCCGTACGGCTGTACACCGTGGACTGTGCCGTTCACGGGCCGATGGTCCGCGACCTGCCCGGCGCCGGGTTCCGCTGCGCTGATGAGACGTGCGGCGCGCGGCTGGACGATGAGGACGTGCACCGGCTGGTGACGGGCTCGCCGCAGGGCCGGCCCGGCCCGGTGCCGATCGTAGTGACCTGAGAGGAGGCCGCCGTGAGCGTAGCGACGATCACTGCCCTGTGCACTGCGGTCGCGGCTGTCATCACGGCGGTCGTGGCGCTGATCAAGGCGGCGCAGCAGGCCGGCCTCCTCAAAGCTCACCTGGCTGGCGAGGCGCATGCCGCCCCTCCAGCCGCCCCGGATGCCACGCTGAAGACGCCGTGAAGCTCCGCCAGTCCCTGACGACGCGGCAGGGCCGCAAGGTCCCCCGGATGCTGTACGAGCAGCGGGGTGAGCAGCCCGCCGACGATGACCCGATCATCGGGCTGGTCGACACCCCCGAGCTCGCCGCGCTGATCGTCGCTGCGGTGAACGCGTACACGGACGGCCTGGCCATTGACCCGACGCTGGGCGGCAAGCTTCATGATGTGCACGGCGGTCCCGGCCAGGACTGCTGGTGCGGCTACGTAGGGCATGAGCCGTGACTACCCCGGTACCGCCGCAGCAGCAGGTCCCGCCCGGCCAGCAGCCACCGCCGCCCGACACGGCCCAGGACGCGGCGCTCGCCACGGCCATCGCGGAGCTCCTCCTCGTCGCTGCTTCTGCTGCCGTGCTGATAGCGGCGCTGAAGCTCCGGTTCACCCTGACCTCCGAACTGTGGCAGGGCATCGAGGGCGCGGCGACGGTAGCCATGCAGTCCCCGCCGCCCGTGACCGGAGTCGTGGGCGCGGCCTCGGCACAGACCTCCCGGCAGAACCTCCTCCGCCGCGCCCAGTTCGTCCTGTCGGCGGGCAAGCGGCTCGCCGGGGACATCAAGCAGGCGAGGGCACAGGGCGAGCCTGTCGGCCGGGCTCTGCTCGACGGGCTGGCGAGGGAACGGAAGTACTACAACCTTCATACAGCGGCGATGTGGAACCGGGCCACGGCAGCAGGCAAGGTTGATATGGCAGCGATGGAGCACGGGCCGATTCTGGGCTGGCTGGCCAGATTGGACCAGAAGACGTCCGCCGAGTGCCGCAAGGCATCGGGCAAGAACTTTTACGCCTCGGCGATGCCCGTAATCGGGTTCCCCGGTTCAGTTCACCCGTCGTGCCGCTGCGAGGCGGTGGCACCCTGGCCCGGTGCCCCGCTGCTGCCGAGCCGCGGCCGGGCGTTCGCGAGAGCCGCATGAGCCGGTTCTGGCAGGAGTTCTGGCCGCAGGTGCTGTGCGTGGCGTTCCTCATCGGCGTGCTCGGCAACCTCGTCGCGTCGGCGGTACTGGGCGTCCCGGCGCTGTGGCACTTGCACCGCAAGCTTGACCGGCACCACGCCGAGCGGATGGCGCAAGGTGAAGCGCACCAGAGGGCGATCATGGCCGCGCTCGGGATCGACCCTGACGTTGAGGCTGGGAGGCCACAGTGACCGGATGGCAGGCGTCCTACGCCTACCTGTTTCCCGACCGCAAGGTGGCGCGCACGATCGAGGTCACGGACAGCGTGATGGTCGACGTGGACGAGGAAGGCCGGCCGGTAGGCGTGGAGACGCTGGACGGCTCCGACTGGACAGGAGCCCTGATCAGCTTGGCCCTGCACGGGAGGTTGAGGATCACATGACCGGAGATCCGCTCGCTGGCCACGATGCCCGGCGAGACCGGCTGATCGAGCAGTACGGTATGCCCGAGCGCATCGCCGCATCGGACGCGCTGGCACTGGCCAGGACCGCGCTAGTTCCCGTTGACCTGGCAGCGACAGCGGATGATGTCTACGCGAGCATCTACCGGGACGACGCTGCGGCTGACGGCTGGCTGGCCTCCAACCTGGAGCACTACGGGCACCCGGCGCTGGCAAAGGTGCCGCTGCCGGACGGTCGGGTGGTCGGCATCCTCGACCTTCGCCCGTCGCTGAAGCGCATGAAGGAGGAAGGGCCATGAGCATGCCGGCTCTCCAGGCCCCGCCGCAGCCGAAGGCACCAGGCCCGCGTCCCCGCCGTGTCCCCCTCACCCCGATGCGGCACGCGGCAGCGAAGTCCATGCGGAAACTCGCAGGCCACATGGCCGAGGCTCACCCCGGCACGATCTCCCACCAGCATGTCCGTGATGCCGCGCGGATGCTTGAAAGCGGCAACGAGGAAGCGGCCCAGCGGCACCTGAGGGCCGCCGTGTTCTCCCTGACGCCCCAGTCGATGATGCGGCAGGGCATCCACGATGACGCCGCCCACATCGCCGCGAGAGAAGCCCTCCACGGCGTCCACCGGCACCTGCTGCTGGTGAAGGACATCGCGGACACGGCGGAACGGAACCGGGCGGCCAT